TCAGCCGTCCCGCACCATCGCGGCGACGACTTCAGCCGCGAGCCCTTCGGCGAGGTCCGGCGGGAGGATAGCGGCCGGAAGCCATCGGCCATCCGGCGCTCTGAAGCATGGCGCCTCACACGCCAGCCCGCCGCCCGGCCGCTTCACCGCCTTGACGCCCTGCAAGAGGATGACGACGCCCGCGACCTCGATCTCGACGACGGCCATCGCGACCAGCTTGTCAGAGCTGGCAACACGATCGATGAATTGGACGGTGACGACGGCCTCGGTCGTATCTGCGCTCAAACCCATAGGAAGCCCTCGGGGCGTTCCTCTGTCTCATAGACGCTCGGCCCGGCGTCATCATTGGACGCGACCGAGACGGCGATAGCGCAGGCGACGGCGCCGTCGATTCGCTCCCGAGCCTTGCCCTTGGTGAAGAGGCGATTGCCGGCCCGATCGGTCTCGACGACGACGTTGTCAAAGCACCAGCGCAGCACAGGATGGCCGCCGTGCTGGAATTGCCGGCCGACGATCGCGCGTTCCAGCTCTTTGATGGCCGGCGCCATGGTGACCCACCCTTGGCGAACCTCGACCGCGGGGAAACCGTCCTCGAGGAGGTTGTTCAGCGTTGAGCGGGCAAGGTGCGGGTCGAGGCCGATCTCTCGCACGTCGAACCGGCCGCACAAGTCCCGGATGCAATCCTCGACGGCGCGGAAATCGACGACGTTTCCATGTGTCGGCTCGATATGGCCTTCGTCCGCCCATCGGACATAGGGAACCGCGTCCCGATCCTGCCGGCCTCTGAGATTGTCGCCCGGACAGAAAAAATGCGGCAGGAGCGCATAGCCGTCGCCCACGCGCCAGAGCGCCACGACGACGGTCAAATCCGAATTGCTGGACAGGTCGACGCCCACATAGCAGGGCTCGCCGGCAAGCGCCTCGAGGTCGAGAGGCGCAGCGCCCTCGTCGTAAATCTGCATGTCGACGAAGGGGTCGACCGAGTGGTCGAGCCAAACATTCAAATGCAATTGCTTGAATGCTTCCCGATCGGCCGGGCGCGCTTCGGCCTCGAGGGCGAGCTGGCGCAGCCCTTCTATGTCGGGGAAACCTTGGGCGAGCCCCGGATTCGCTCGACGCCAAACCTCTTCGCTGCGCCAATCCGCGTCCGCCGCCGTCTCGAATAGAATGGGCAGCGTGCCGGGGTCGTCTATCTCGCCGCGGGCCACGCGCCGGGCGTAATCGACGACGTCGTGAGCGACGTTCTGTTGCCCTCGGCCGGCCGTCGTGATGACCACCAGCAGCGAGCCGGGCGTCTTCACAAGGCCGGTTCGCAGCACGTCCCAGAGATCGCGCTTTGGCCATGCGTGTAATTCGTCGACCAGAGCGAAGGTCGGGGTCGAGCCATGCTGCCGCGCCGCGTCACATGAAATAGCGCGAAGGCTGCAACCGCTCTTCGGGTGTTCGATCCTGTGGCGGTAATCGACGAAGTTGAGCGCCTTCGCTATGCGCTCGTCCTCTCGACAGATTGCGGATGCCTCTTCGAAGGCGATGCGCGCCTGTTCGCGATCGGACGCCGCGAAGAGCGCGAGGCCGCCCGGCACGCGCTCCGGGCCGATCGCATGTAGGAGGCCGAGTCCTGCCCCCAGAGTCGTTTTCCTCGAGCCTCGAGGCAATAGCGCTATCACATTGCGGACGATGCGCCGGCCGTCAGCATGGCACGGGCCATAGATGCGCCGGACGATGCGTTCCTGCCAGGGCGCGAGGTCAAATGCGCGCTGCGGGGGCGGGTCTTCGGATGGCGCAGCAGGCGCAGGAAGCGGACAGCGCGCTCGCCATGGCCGAGCGGATCGGCGATCGGCGAGCCGTCGAATATCCATTCAGGATAGGTGCTGCTCATAGGTCAAAATCCGAGAGGTCGTCGTCGACGGCTGCGAGGGCCGCCTTGTTCCGGCTGGCAGGCGTGAGGCCGAGCTCGGCCGCGAGGCGACGGGATTCCGTGAGCGCCTGAAACAAGGTTTGATGCGCCGGATGACGTTTCTTCTCCCCGCGCGTCGTCACCACCAGTTCGCCCTCGGCGGCGATCAGCTTTTGCGAGCTGCGGACAAGGCCGCAGGCGAGGCAATAGGATTCGAGCGTCGGGAGGTCCGCCTTCGTGATGGTCCTGCGCTCCCTCAGGCCCCCGGAACAACGCGCCGCCACTCCGCTTTCGCTTCGGCTGGCAACCATGCGGGCGCCGGCGGGAGACGAGAGAGGCCCCCGGCGATGGCCTCGAGTTTCGGTTTCGCGCCCCTCATATCAAGGCTCCTTTGTGTTTGCTCAATTCTGTTCTCTCGGGAGCGCGCCCCCCCGGCCGGTGACGGCCCCCTCGCTCGACCTCGGACCCCGCCCCCGGTCATCGCGCCGTCTCGCATCGGATCGGCCGTCCGAACGCGCCGTCATGCGTCGCAGTCTTGCGGTCATGGCAGCGTTTGCAGAGGGGTTGCCAGTTCGAACGCGACCAGAACAGCGCTTGGTCGCCCTTGTGCGCGACGACATGGTCGACGACGGTTGCAGGCGCGCGGCAGTGTGAGCAGGTCGGATGCGCATCGAGGAATTCGGCCCGAGCCTTGCGCCAATCGCCGCCATAGCCGCGTTCGCCTGCGTTCGGCCTCCGCGCCTCGGCGCGCTGTTTCGACTCCTCCGCGCATTCCGGGCAACGCGGGCCGGTGAAGAGGCGATGATGCCGAGGGCAATGGCGGGGCGCAGCGTAAGGCATTTTCGATCCCGTGAATGAAGTGCGGCTTTGCGCGATTGAGCGGTATCAAACCCATCACAAGGCCGGAGGCCCGCATCGCGCTTTTCGTTTTTCGACTAGCCGCTTCGCCGTCAGAAATTGCCCCCGAAGATTCGCGATGCGCGCCTTTACATCCGAGGTCGCGCATCGCTGCCATTGCTGGCAATTACGAAGTCGCCTGCGTCACCGGCGCGATATGCGGATGGCCGAGCACGGCCGAAGCGGACATGAGCGCGGCGCTGGCGTTGTTCGCGGGCGTGATCGTCAATCGCGTGTAGCGCTTGTTTCCGATGTAGCCGAGCTTTCGAACCTGATTGTCGGAATCATATTGAAAGCTTGCCGCAGTCTCCGGCGCCGTGCCGCTCGTCTGCGAGATCATGTCGGCGTCCGCTACGGCCGCAGCGCCGGTCATGTCGGAAGCGTCGGACTCCTCGAGGAGAGTGACGAAGGTCGCATCCGCGTCGGCGATCGAGCCCAGATTGATGATGTATGTGAGCGCGTCGTATCCGAGCCGATCGATGATTTGTCCGACCTGCGCCGTGTCATCCGCGACGGACACAGGCGAGATGACTCGCTTCAGTTGAATGTTGTTCGTCAGATCGCGCATGGCGATGTTCCTTTCAATACCAGCCGACAAGCGTCGCCGTCGTGCCGGTCAAGAGAATTCGGACGCCACGGAAGGGCAGGATTTGCCCCTGCGTGAGCGTGTATGTGATGTCCGTTCCGCCCTCGTCGCGGATCGCCACGTCGCCCGCTACCTTGCAAAAGATCGCGCGCGGCTTGATGGCGAGGTCGGTCGAGTCCGACGGCGTGACGGCGAAGTGTCGCGTCGCAATGTCGGACAGGCCGGGTTGAAATGATGCGAAGGTGTCGGCCATTCCGAAGCCCTCAGCTCGTCGCGATCTTCAGCTTGCGGATCGCCTCGGCGCGCACCACGGCGCCGCCGACGCGACGGCGAGCGTGAAAGCGCGTGAGGCCAGAGGTCGCGACGCTGTAGGGGTCGCGCAGCAAGCTCAGCGTCACGCGATCGTAAATCCGATAGCCGGCCGCGAAATCGCCGAACGCGATCGGATAGGCATTGCCGGCGACCGAGGGCATGTCGACGGCCTCGACCACGGGATGGCCGAGGATCATTTCCGGCTGGCCCGCGGTAAGCGACGGCTGCCAGAGATACTGTCCCGTAGAGTCCTTCAGCTTGCGCACGGCCGCGAGCGTCGAGCCGTTCATGATCCACGTGCCGCGCTGGCGATAGGCGGGCGCGAGAGCATAGAATAGGTCGATGAGTCCGTCCGTCTGAACGGCGCTCGCATGGCCGCCGGCCGTGTAGCCGACGTTCGTGTCGCTCATGAAGCCGAGCGGCTTCTTCACGCCATCGCCGGACACGAAGGCAAGGCCCTCGATCCGACCGAACTCTTCCGCGAGGTCGAAGGCGACTTCCGCGGCGATATCGACGGCCGCGTCTTCGAGCAATTTGTTGCTGACGTCGATATAGGCCGCGGCCTCTTCAATATCGATTTCGATCTGGCCGTAGGCCGAGCCCGTCGCCGATCGCGTTTCCGTCTCGCCGGTCCATACCGCGGTCGGCGCGCCGGTGCGGCGGGGAACAATCACACTGCCGCTCGACGTGGCGCCGACGCGCGCCGCCTGCCGAACCGGCGAGAACTGCACGAGGTTCTTGTCCACCTCGCGCGAGAATTCCGCCGGGGCGAGATAGCCGCCGGCCGTGTCGTCGCTGACGCGAAGCGATTTGAACTCGGTCGCGTCGAGCGCTTCGCGGCCACGACGGATGAAGGTTGCGAACGCCTTCGACTCCAGCTCGCCGCGATCGTCCTTCTTGATGACAGCGCCTGGACGATTGAGCTTCAATTCGAACGCATCCGCGCGCTTCTCCGCATCGGCGAGCTTCTTCTCGATGTCGTCGAGCTTGGCGCTCTTCGCCTCCAGCTCCTCGACCTTCGTCTTCAGCTCGGCGACGCCGTTGAGATCGTCTTCGTTTTCCATGCTTGCACCTTTGATGCTCGTCACCTTCGCCCTAATGTTCGCGGCGAGCGTGACGACAGAAATCTCGCCGAGGTAAGCGTTCTTGATCGTGCGGACGCCGCGCGCATCGCGTGTCGCGTCGATCGTGCGGAAGCCGATGGAAAGGCCCTTGATGGCGCCCGACTTGATGAGCGAGTGCGCCTCGGCGCCGCGTCGCACGTTCAAGTCGAGCCGGCCCTTGATATGCAGGCCGGCGGGCGTCTCATAGAGCGCATCGATAACGCCGATCGGCTCGGCCATATTGTGCTGCCAAAGCAACGCGGGCCATGTTCCGGCGGCCTTATGATCTGCAAGAGACGCAGCGAATGCGCCCAGCGCGATGACGTCGCCGGCCGAGTCGATGTTTCCATATGCAGCGGCGAGACCTTCGAATGCGCCGGCGTGAAGAGGCTCGGACGTGAACTTGAATTCGAGTGCGTGGTCCTTGAATTCCAGCGTCATTGCGTCGGCTCCTTCGCGGGCTGTGGAGCTGGCGCTGCGTCGAGCGGAAGCACCTGGACGCTGCGCATCGGCTTGTCGCCGCCCTGGACGGGAGGAAGCCCTTCACGCTCGCGCGCCTCGTTCAGGGTGAGAACGCCGCTCTCAATGCCCGTCTTGAGTGCAGAGAAATGCTTGTCGAGATCGGCGCGAACGAAGTTCTGTGTGCAGAATTCGATCTCATAGCCCGCGTCGCGCTCTTCGTCGGTCAGCAGCGTGCGCTCCAGCGCATCCTCAAATAGCTCGAGGATCGGCGAAATTGTTCGATCGAGGAATAGTTGCGCCAGCGCGGCGCTGTTGTTCAGCGTCGCATTCTCCAAGTCGTTCAGGAGCACGGCGGGAATATTGAGCAGCCTCGCGATTTCGAGGATTTGGAATTTCCGCAGCTCAAGGAATTGCGCATCGACAGACGAGATTTGCAGTGGCGTGAATTTGACGCCAGATTCCAAGATCGCAGTTCGCCCGGCGTTATGCGTTCCTTGATAGACCTGCGCGAAGCTCTCACGTAGGCGCGTCATCACGTCGGGGTGAATTTTCGTCGGCATTTCGAGCACGCCAGCGGGGCGAGCGCCGCGGCTGAAGAGCTTGACGGCATGTTCCTCGAGGATCAGCGAGAGGCCGATCACTTCGGCGCCGAGGTTGACCAAGCCGAGCCCGCGCGCGCCGTCGAGCGTCGGCGCGCGAAGATGAACGATGTCTCTGAAGCTGCAATCCTGCATCCCGCCCTGTTGCAGGGCAACGGAATAGGTCGGCTCGCCCGTCAGCAGGTCGACGATGATGTTGCAGCTTCGCGGATCAATGCGCGGCAACTCGCGCGGCTCGCCCCGCACACGGTTCACGAGCGCAAGGCCGTTTCCCCAAAGGAGCGCATCGGCAACAACAATTTGCCTCTTCCACTCGCTCTCGCCGAGCCAGGGAACCGGGCGCTCGAGCACGCGAGCGACAGGATGATCTGCCGGCTTGACCTTCTCGCGGCCGGTCACCGTCTCGCGGATCAGATGCGCGTCCAGCGTCGCAACGGAATCGGAAATCAGCCGGACGCCAGCGGCGACAGCCGGGACGCGCAATGCGGCGAGGGCGTCGACATGGACGCCGCTCCCGGACGCGGGCACGCCGAAGATATCGATGGCCGCCGGACTGGATAGCAGGACCGCGAAGGCTTTGCGCACGAATGATTTGAGCGAGTCGAGCATGGCGACCAGTTCGCCGCGCGCGTGAGACGAAGATCAACAGCTTCGGACAAAAGTAGTTTTTCGCGAATATGCGTGAATGTTCGCGGCTATTATTATACGTGATTAATGTAGCGTCCGCCCTCTCGGAAGATAGACGGTCGTCTCCTCTCCGGTTAGCGCAGAGCGGATAGTGAGCCGACCGTCACGCCAGCCATCGACGGGTTTCGTCCACCAGTCGCGCCGCTTGGCATTCTCGGCGGCCATGGCGTCCAGGCGGCTGGCGACGGCCGCCTCGGGTGCCTCGACCGCTACAACCGACGGGCGAGTGTCAGGCTCGGGAGCGGTCGCGGGCGCGGGGAAATTTTCTGAGAACGCGCCCTTTGGCTTACCCCCAAAACCTCCCGCACGTAGCTTGGTCGGCTCGGTAAATTTTTCGGAAACGCCGAGATCGGATACCCCCAAAACCCCCAAAACCCTATCTGGCGAGGTTTTGGGGGTTTTGGGGGTATCGCAAACGGGCGTTTTCGCATTTTTTTCGTCCGACTCGACGCGAGCAAGGGAGAGCCATCGCCCCATGATCAGCCCTCCACCTTGAGTTGCGAATTCCAGATGTAGGAGACGGTCGGCCGGCCGCCCGAGGGCGAGGCGACGGGAGGCGCTTCGCGGCAGTAGCCGGCGGATATGAGGAGATCGATCGCGGAATCGGCCGAGTCTCGGTCATAGAGGCCTGCCCATGATTTTTTCCAAACGTCCCGCGCCGTGAACGCCTCCGGCAACTGCGCCCGGCGCTCGACGATCAACTTCGCGCCGTTCTCCGCTGCGACGGCCCCGGCCGAATAGAGGCGGTTCGCGTGGCTGCGCAGATAGTCAGCGAAGTCGAGTGCGCGCCCCGTGGCCTCGGCGCCGATCGCATCGCGCCCGCCATCGACAAGATGAAAGATCAGCGCCAGCGATGCGACAGTCTTCGGCATTTTCAGAAGGTGACTCTCGAGTGCAGATGCGAGCTTGCCGGATCGCGCCTCCGTCTGAATCTCCGTCATCCATTGACGGAACATATCCTGCGCCTTGGGCGCAAAGCCGAAGATGGCCTTCTCGTCGAGCCCCTGTGCGAACTGGTGGAGATCGCGGAAGGCTTGATCGTATCGCTCCCGCGCCCGCGCGCTTGGAATACGATCTGTCCACGTCCACGAAGAGATATGGTCGGGCCAGGTGACGAGCTGCAGGCGCTGAACGAGTCCGTCGTCGCGCTCGCCTGTCATCGCCCCTTTGACCAGCGGAGCGATGCGCGCCGGCTGGACGCCGCCGATCATGGAGAGCGTGCAGTTTTCTATAAGGATCGTGCCACGACCGATACGGTCGTAAGTGAACTGCCCGTCTCCGTTGAAGGATTCCAGATAGAACGCGCGCTCGCTCTGAAACTCTTCCGACTCCATGCGCGCGAGGAAGCCCGGCAATTCGTCGCGGATCAGCAGGAGGCCGCGAGGATTCTCGTTCAGCAACTCGCCGAGCTTTTCGACCGTCGCGTCATTGACGATCAGGCGCGGGCATGGCGTCTCCTCTTCATCGCCCTTTGAATGCTCGGCCATCAGACGCTTGGCCTCTTCGCGGTTGCCAGCCTTGATCGCCTTCGCGGCCTTCTTGCGCGCCTCGCCCGCGTCGAGGTCGGACAGCGCCGCGTTGATATCTGCCTCGCGTTGCGCCGCTTCCCATTCCTTGCGCAGGTCATCCTGCAACGCAAAGACGGGCGCGAGCGCCGAGCGCATCGCGGGGGACTTCATCGCGCTCGGACGTCCGACGATCGCGCCCCAGAGGTTCGGGACCACTTCCCAGTCGTCATGCTGCTTCGGCCGAACGCGCGCGGCATTGCCGACGATCGAAGCGAGGCCGCAGAGCGCAGCGATGGCCGCGAAGTCGGGCGGCGATTGCTGGCGATCGGCGACATCAAGCACATAATCCCGGATCGCCTCAGGCAGGAGGTCAGGGTCGAGCGGCGCGACGCGCGGCAGCGAGGACTCGATCGGCTTCGGCGTGGGCCAGGAGGCGCTTGGCGGCGCGTCGGAGCGTCCATCGGCCCGCGCCGCCGGCTTCGACAATTTGAATGCCTCTGAGATGACGCCCTTCTGCTTTTCGGCATAGGCGCGCGCGCCCTCGGCCGCCCATGTGTCGCGTTGCGCTTGCGTCCAGTTTTCGTCAAACCCGACAGGTCCAGCCATTACGCAACCTCCCCGTCGAGAATTTCGCGGAAGGCTCCGCAGGCCGCGCGAGCGTGCGCTGCGAAGCGCTGGACGTGATAGCGGCCGGCGGCGAGGCTTCTCGCTTCGATCGCGTCGGCGGCAATCGCGGCCTCGCGCGCGGCGTCATCGAGGTTTTCGACGATGAATCGCAGAGAGCCGATCAACTCGGCGATCTCTATTTTTTGCTTGCATTACTTGGCATTCATAGCGACAAACGCATCGTGGTTTTTGGCGATTTGAGCGCCGCCGACTTCGCGAGAGTCGGCGGCGTTTTCGTCTGTCAGCATTTCAGTCCCCCGCGTCCGAGGTCGACGATTTCAGCCCGCCGAGCCGTGCAAGCGCCCATTCGTCGAGCGCTTCGCGCGGATAGAGCGGCGTCGCGCCGCACTTGTTGTAGCGAGCGCCGCCGCCGATGCTGCGGAGCTTGCTCATGGTCGCCGGTGCGCACTTCACGCCGTGCTGAAGCATCAAATACTCGCTCGCCTCGGCGGTGTTGAGGCGCGGCTTACGCAAGCGCGGCGGGAGACAAAGCTCTCCCGTTCCCGCCGAAGCGGGCTGAATTTCGTTCGCCATGATGTTGGTCTCCTACGAGGGATTAGCCGTCGTCACGACGGGCGATTAGGAGGTGTTCGGTTTGCCTTCGGCCGCGATACGCGCGATGCGCGCCAGATTGTGCTTGTCGTGAAGCTGCAACAAGCGATCATTTTCTTGGTGCATTTCCTCGACAGACGCCCAGGGGAGGCAATGTTCCGACATACGGTTGGCCAAGTCTCGCGCGTTCAATTTGATGAATTCTTCGGTCTCATCCGCGGAGAGACCAATCATCACCCTGGCGCCGCGATCGTCTGTCGACCATGCGCGCATAAAATCATCGTCGTCGCCCTGCGGCTTGCGAGAGGCGTCGCGCCATGCGCGCGCGTAAACATGTTTCGCTTCCAACTCGCCATAACGATTAAGCTGCGCTTCTGACGCTCGGTCGTCGGCAACGAGCGCCATCAAGTTCGTATATTCTTCACTCTCGGCCCTCGTGAGGCCGATCAGAACGCGATGGCCGTCTGCGTCGACCGAAAAGTCGCCGGTCCAATTTTCGGCTTCATCCTGCTTAATTAGCTCTTCCGCCAAGAGCCCCGATTTCACACGCTCCATGCGTTCGACGATTCGATCGATAAAGCGGTCGACTCGGAAAAACAGATGGAGGTCTGGAACTGACTTCTCATTGATCCCGCCGGGATCGTCGTCGGAAGATTCAGAAACAACAATTTGCATCAACTCGAAGCTATGAGGATGCAGATAAAAGAAAGCGGAAAGCGGCCCCGCAGCGAACGCAGCTAGCCCCGTCTGCCGAGCGATGATTCGACCTTGAACCATCTGCCATATGAAGTTGAACTTGTAAGAAAACACACCGAAGTTAGACAGTTCGTGACGAAAAAGGGGACAGCGTCACTTTTTTGAAACTCGCCGCCGGAGCGATCCGCCATCGGGCGATCTTCAGCCGCACCGCGCCCAGGTCGAGGGCAGCGCTTCCGCAGGCTCCTCATAATCGGGAGCCGACCAAGGCGCGATCTATTCTGCGATTCGGACAGCGGCGCGCGTGACGCGTCGGGCGAGCACGCCAACCCGATTCAGTGTCAGTTTCGCGGCCGAGAGCGGGCGCGCTCTGCAAGAGGAGCACGCCCGCCGATTTTGTCTTGGCGGCGGTGTCAGGCCGCCTTGCTCGAACCGACGATGATTTCGCCAGCCTCGGCGGCGTCGATAAGGGCGGCGATATCGCGCTCGAGAGCAGAGTGAATTCCTCGAAGCCCTCCCTCTGCTATTTGCGTGCTGGCGTTCGTATCGCCGACCGCGTAGATCGCGTCGACAAGCCCGGACATCCGGTAGAGCGATGTGGTCAAATCGTCCTGGTCGGCGAAAGCGGGTTTCGTTTCTGTCGGCATGTTTTCTCCTCCTTCAGGGTATTTGCCGGAACGGTGCTCCGGCGGCTGTTGATCCGCGAAGAGTTGGAGCGCCGATCAGTCTCCATCGTCATCCGGCTCGAGGTCCGCGTCGCCTTCGAGATCATCCGCAATTTTGATGAGCGCGTCGGCGATCTCGGCGAGACCGGGGAGCGAGGCGAATTCGTCCGGGAGATTGCCGAGCGCATCGAGCGCGCGGGCGATGCGGCGTCCGAGGTCCGCCGGCGGCTCCACGAAGAGGCGCGGGGCCGGCCGGCGGCTTGGAAATTCGATGATCCGGGTCATGACGACGGCGCGAAAACGGCGCAGGCGAGCGCGCGGCGTAGCTTGGCGGCAGCGGCGGCCATCGGATCGGCCACTGCATGACTCTTCGAGTCGGATCGGGGCGTCGACTTGACGAGTTGCGCGAGTGCAAACGCCTCGTCGTCATTCAATAGCAGGATGATTTTCTTGGTCTTTTGTGCGCGGCTCACTGTGTCGTCTCCTATCGATGGTGCTCAGCGCGGGGCGAAGCCGGCGTCGGCGAGCGCGCTGCGCAGCGAAATCACGGCGTCGATCATCGCGTCACGCTCTTTCCCGCCGTCGTAGGCGTCCGAGAGACGTTTCGCCTCGTCGTAGCCGAAGCGCTTGCACATCTGGCCGAGCACGCGAGCCTCCTCGTCGTTCAGCGAGACGGTGATCTTCCGGACCTTTGGGGTGCGGGCCATAGCGATGTCTC